ACTACACATGAAGGGACCTTTTTTGGCGATTTTTTTCAAAAATTCAGGATTTTCCCTTCATTATGTAGTATCAGCGACCGGTCCAAACTTTTACAACCTCTCTTTTTAAAGTGCCTTTTTTTAAGTCAGTGTCATACATATCATAAGTATATTTTCCTGTCAAAGGATACTTCATTATATTACCAAATATTGATTTTGATGTATTTGTTCTAGGATATTCTGTACAAAATATACAACCCATAATTCTCTCTAAACAGCATCTATCAGCTCTATTTTGTATAACTTGTGTTAATTTAGATATATTATATTTATTTTCTATATGTAAAAGAAAATTATGATTTATATAAGATTGACAACCAAAACATCCAGACCATCTTTTATCACTCATAATACTAAATGTAGCAACAACATTATATTTCAATTTATCTTGAATAATAGTTTTATTTTTTAAATTTTCTATAAGTTTTATTGTATTCGACTCATTTTCATTATCTCCATCAAAATACCATAATGGTAATACATTTGTACCATTTAATACTTCAAAATTGATTCTTTTATGAAAAAATACACTATCATGTATTATTACAGCATTTTCAAAAAATTTATTTTTAATAAAATAATAATATGGTAATAGTTCACCTCGACCTGGAAATTCAGATTGTATTATTTCAACGTTACTATAATCAAAATCAGCTTTTAAAAAATTAGTATCGCTGTTATCATCTATTATAACAATTTTTTTAGTTGGATAAAAAAATCTTAATATTTTTACAGAATGATTCCAATATCTATTAGTTTTTTCAGAATTTACGCATCTTGTAATAATAAACCCAAAATCGTTCATAATATATATAAATATAATTCTATTATGAACTTATAACAAAAATTTTTCTAAATTCTTAAATATAACAAGAAATATTATCAATATCTATTACGTCTTTTGGTACTTCACCTTTAAAACTAGAATATGATTTAAATTCGGGTCTCTCTAATTGTGCTTGTGGAGTATGATTATGAACACATCTTGCAATCATTTTATATAGTTTGAAGTCAGGATATCTATCTACTCCATTTCCTTTATATAACATATTTATTCCTTTATCATCCAAACACCATTCAACTATTAAACGTTTAACTGGGTCAGTACATTTACTTAAATCTTTAATTTCATCAAAATCCTCAACCAAGTAATCAAATATTGAACAAGCAAGACGACATAGATCAAAACTGTAATTTGGCTCTAATCTTGGTTTTTTCTCATTTAAGTAAGGTTCGGTATTATATTGGGTAGCAGCGTCACCTCCTACTTGAAAACTATCACTACAGAAAAGTTTACCATTAAATTTATATATACTTCTTCCAAAATCAATAATTTTGAATATACGACCAAATGTAGGTACCTTATAGTAGTTCTTTTTATAACAATAATAAATATATTTTTTATCAGTGTTGTTATACATAACATTATTTGTATGTAAATCATTATGTGTAAAGTTAAATGCTTTTTGATATGTAATCAAAATCATAATAATCTGCATCAATGCAGAATACCATTCTTCTTTTGATAAATCATTTGTTAAAATTAAGTCATCAAACGTATTTTCGCAAAATTCCATTCCAATAACTTGAACTGGAAATTTTGGAATGGTAACATCTATTCTCTCTTCATCTTCATCTTCATCATCCTCATGTTCTTCATCTTCATCTTCGTCTTGTTGTTCATCATCATCTTCATCTTCATCAGTTTCAGGCTTGTCACTATCTAAGTTTTCAATTTCTCCACAATCGTCGCATTCCTCATTGTCTTCGCCATTATCAGTATATGATGACCTTGAAGAACAAGTTGAATTAGATTTTAATGTAACATGTTGATTAACATCTTTTTGTTCCAAAAGAGTAGTATTTGTTAAATCTATTAAATCAGATGATAAATCAGACATATTTACAATATTTTCATCAAATACATCTTCAAAAATTTCATTGTCAAAAGATTTAATTGATATTTGAGATTTGGCGCTTGAATTATGTTGAATTGTAATAGGTTTTAGTTTTTGATTTTCATCTTGAAATAAATGATCATAATCATCAATTTTAAATAACACATTTTTATTTTTATTAAAATAATCAGACTCATTTAAATAATCAATATCATCAAAAACATTTAAAATAAAATTATTTTTAATACCTAAGAATGAACCATAATAATCAACTCCGTGAATAAAATCATGTGAATGAATTAAATTACTAGATAAAAATACAAACATACCATCAACATATGCTGAATTATTTTGATCAATAAATTTTGAATGAGAATCTAATTCAGTTGAATTTATTTTTGGTAAGGCGAATAATTTTTCATCATTTACATTATACTTTCCAATTAAATATTTAAATGGATCTAATAAAGGTGCCATCTTAAAAAAGACATCTTTATCCTTTACTTTGTTATTATGTATGTTTTTTAGTCTACAATTAAATAAATGAAAATCATCTTCACCCTCTTTAACATTTGAAATATACCATTTGTTATTTAAATTAATACTATTATAATTACTATCATTTAAGGTAAAGAATTTATTATAAATAGGTATATAGTTTTGCGCATTAGAGAGAAAAAGAGTTTCAGGTTTCTCTAAACATTTAAAAAGTTCAAGATTTTTCCGTTTTTGATAGTTCACGTTTATCATTCTTTAGCTAATTAATATATAAATTATATGTATTTTTAACTTATTATAAATGCTAATATATTAGTAAACTCTGTTTTTATTGCGTAAAAACGTTTAAAATTTAATTTGTATTTAAATTAATAATGTCTTTAGAACTAAAGAAATTTGATATGAAAAGTATTAGCTTTAAACCAAATGAAAATAAAGGTCCTGTTGTAGTTTTAATTGGAAAGAGAGATACTGGTAAATCTTTCTTGGTAAGAGATTTACTTTATTATCAACAAGAAATTCCAATTGGTACTGTTATTTCTGGAACAGAAGAAGGGAACGGTTTTTATGCTAGTATGGTACCAAAATTATTCGTCCATAATGAATATAATACTGCTATTATTGAGAATATTTTAAAAAGACAGCGTACTGTGTTGAAACAGATTAAAAAAGAAATGGAAACATATAAACGCAGTACTATTGATCCAAGAGCATTTGTAATTTTGGATGATTGTTTATATGATGCTACCTGGACTCGCGATAAAATGATGCGATTGCTTTTTATGAACGGGAGACATTGGAAGGTAATGTTAGTCATCACAATGCAATATCCTTTAGGCATTCCTCCCACACTGAGAACCAATATAGATTACGTTTTTATTCTTCGAGAAAATTATATTGCGAATAGAAAGCGTATTTATGAAAATTATGCTGGAATGTTTCCAACATTTGAGAGCTTTTGTCAGGTCATGGATCAATGTACTGAAAATTATGAGTGTTTGGTCATTAATAACAACTCAAAATCAAATAAATTACATGACCAAGTTTTTTGGTATAAAGCCGATAGTCACGGTGAGTTTAGATTAGGTTCAAAAGAATTCTGGGAATTATCAAAGGGAATGAAAGATGATGACGAAGAAGAGCAATATGATCCTACAAAAAACAAGAAAAGAGGAGCTGGACCTAAGATAAGTGTTAAGAAAACAGCTAAATGGTAGAAATAATATAACAAATTTTCATAATAGTTATATTATTTGTTTAATTTTGAGTAAAATATTATTATAAAATATTTAATCTACTTGTTCCATAGAATCTTTATTAGCAAAAGGACCACTAATTAATTGACTTTGACCATTATCAGTCTTACCAACAACAATATTTTCTCCTTCGAACAATTCCATACAGATGTCAGCAGTAGAAATATTTTCCTGTTCCTTAAACGCTACTTCTTGAGTGTTAATATTGTTAACACCGATTAAATTGCCTTGTTCATCAATGGATTGAGTTAAGGTGTTACCAGATTTCTCAGCATTCTTAATATTCTCATCAATTGCCTTTTGTTTAGATTCCTTGACACGTTGTTCAAAAGCAGTCTTAGCATTAGATTCGTTCTTATTCTTCTCGCTCATCAATTGATTGAGTTCTTCTTCCATATACTCAACACGTCCAGTCTTGTAAGCCTCAGGATCCCAAGGCATCCACATACCAATTGGGCCTACATAAACGTCATGGTTAGGATCAATTTCTCTCAACATTTTACATCTCAACTCGGCTTCTTCTTGAGTAGGATAAGAACCACGAATTTTTAACCCTCTAGTATTGGTTTGGAAGTTGTGAGCAACATCAAATTGCTTTTGGAGTTCTTCTTCGTTATTATCAATATATGTTTTGAACTCATCATCCATGCTAGAATTAACGAGTGATTCTCTTTCTTCTTTTACGAAATCCTTAAAATCATTTGATACATCATCGAATGAAATATTGTATTTGAAGGAAACAAAATTTAGGAATTGAACAAACTTTTCCATGGATTTATTGAAGTCCCACTTCTTTAGGAACTCTTCAAAATAGAAGATTTCCTTTTCCTTAAGAATTTTATCTGGAGAACAAAATGATACACAAACAAATTTTTGTCCAGCAATAGGTTTATCTTCCTCTAGCAAGTCAACATATTTAGGATTAACTTTTCCATTAACCTGTTTTCTCTCAAACCCAGACTTTTTCGAATTCTTTTCTTTAGAATGATTCATTTTAAATAGAATAAGTATTTATTTTTAAGTTTTTTATCGCAATATATATTTTTTTTTCTTATTATTTAATATAAATGAACGGACTTATTAACGTTGGTGAACTTGTTAAAAGAATCATTAAGTATCTTGTTGAAGGTTTAATGGTAGCTATTGCTGCTTATGCTATTCCTAAACGTTCTTTGAACATTGAGGAAATTATTTTGATTGCTTTAACTGCCGCTGCTACCTTTAGCATTCTCGATACCTACATTCCTTCCATGGGTGCTACTGCTCGCTCGGGTGCTGGTTTTGGTATTGGTGCTAACTTGGTTAGATTCCCTGGTGGTTTTTAAATCAATTAATAAATCAATAAATCAATAATATTAACATAATATATTTAATCTAATTATAATATATTATGGTAAAACAATCACGTAAAAAGTTGAGAAGATCAAAACGCAAGTCTCACAAAAGAAGTACTAAAAAAATGGTTGGAGGTGACTTTACACAAGAAGAGAATCAACAGTTATTAGGTATGGGATTCACTCAAGATGATATTCAAGTTCTCGCGAATATAGGGGTTGGATTAAATATTATCCAAATGAGTTTAAATCAGGTAAATCCCGCTACAGGTAATCCATTTACACCTCAAGAATTAATTCAAAGTGTAAATGAAGTAAACGAAGAAATGGAAAACTTGGATGAAGGCATAGCTGTTCCAAATCAAGAAAATGGTGTAGCTGGTGTTCCTGGTGTTCCTGGTGCTCCTTATAATGATGTTCCTGTTGCTCCTGGTGTAAATCATTTTGAAGAACAAGGTCCTGGTTTAAATATGGAAGATTTAGGTCCATATTCTCCGCGTTCTGTTACTGAAATGGGTGGAAGAAGGAGAAAAACAAGAAAAACAAGAAAAGGTCGCAAACAAGGTCGCAAACAAGGTCGCAAACATGGTCGCAAAAGTCGCAAACAACGTGGAGGTATGTGCTTTGGAAATGGTGTAGGTGCGAATAATTATGACCCTAATTTTTCTATCTACAATACTAGAGAGTTAACACTATTCCCTTACAACCCTACAAAATAAAAGTTAACATAAATAATAATTAAAATAATATTATAATTTATGTGTTGGAACCAGTATGTTTCTTTAAATACATTTCTTTTTAGTGCGTTTGTACTAGTATTAATTGTATACAACAATAAATGTTCACCTTATAAGTTTGATGAATTAAATAGTATTTATGCTTATTTCTTTCTAATGTCATTTATTACAATGCAACTAATTGAATTTTTTATTTGGAGAAATTTAAATAATAAAGACTTGAATAAATTATTTTCAAATTTAGGCGCATTGTTATTAATGTTACAACCGGTTGCTTCATTAATGTTATTAAAAGATATAACCCTAAGAAATAAAATGTTAACAATTTATGGTATACCAGCTTTTTCTTATTTTATTTATGAAATTGTGAATAAAGACTTTATAACCGTTGTCTCAAAAACTGGACATTTAAAATGGCAGTGGGTTGATTTAAGTGGAAATAAACAAATATTATTTATGTCTTGGTTATTTTTCTTGTTTTTTAGTATATTTTATAATAAAAATTATTTAGGGTTAGCTTACACAGTCGCATTATTA